GATAATACCCGAAAGCTACTAACAGGAAACTATGTGATAAATAAAAATGGTGATGTGGTACTTAGAAAGTCGGATAGAAAGTTAAAAGACTTAGCAGAAGAGGTGCAAAACGAAATTAACGCTGGTGAATTGTTTGCTTAAATAACTTATCCACAGGTAAAATTTGACAAGGTTTACATTAAAGAATATCATAAGAGTATGAACAAAGAAAACTTTGGAGAAAAAATAAAAAAAATAATAAAAGAAAACGGATATAATTATAAAATCCGCTATTTTCCAAATGAGTACGAAAGAAGGGGAAAAAAGATTATTGCTGATTTTGAAAAAGTTATTATTTACGCGGGTAGAAGCATTGAAAAAACCGCTTCCAAAAGAAGTAGAAAATTGGTGGCTTGGAAAAACATTAAAGGCGAGTGGGAAGGGGATTTGGAAATTGTGGAACAACAAGGCGGTAAAGGGAGTGCTATTTACTTAATGGATTATCACGATAAGAAAGAGCCATTAAAGTATGTGATGTATAGCGATTTAGATTGGAATGATGATGGGGAGTATGCCAAAAGTAAAATGCTAAAGATTTTAGAAAATTGGACTTTTGTTGAAAAGGAACGAGCTAAACTTTGAAATAATAATATGACATACGAAAATAAATATCTAACTGTTAGAGATAATATAAATTTTGCAAAATGTTTCCGGTGCAAGTACGAATGGATACCAAGAAAAGAAATAATAAAGACTTGCGCGAAATGTAGAAGCCCTTACTGGGACACAGCAAGAAGTAAAGAGGAATATATTGAAATGAGGAATTGGGCGAGTGGAGTAATGGGAAATTCAAGATATAGAGTACACGGCAAGGCGACTGATGAAAAATGTATAGATTGCGGGGAACAGGCTAAACATTGGGAACACAGAAATTATTGTAGACCATTATTAGTAGTGCCAGTTTGTCAGAGTTGTAATCAAAAAAGGGGTAAGTCAATAAATTTCAGTTAAAGTAATTAGTTAAAACCCAGTTAGGTAATAGTATTAAAAAAAAGAAAAAATGGAAAAGAAATTATTAAGAGTAGAGATTGAAGGTTATGAAGACCAATTAAATACACTGGCGATATTTTTGCGGAAAATTGAGTATTTGGGTAATGTTGGTTCAAGTCGTACATTATCTTTATGGGTAGATGGAGATGGTTCGGCAAGATTAAAGGTTAGATTTCCTGATATGAAAGAAAAAATAGAAATAAATATGAAAGCCTTAATGGCCGGAGGGAAAACAGAGAAAGATTTTTTATCAATGGGTATTGACTAACTCCCTCCCTCATCATCTTAGGTAATAGTATTAAGAAAAGGAAAAGTTGAATGATAAACACACACAAATACACAAAACGCCAAATGATAAAAAAGGTCGGATTATTAAAGGCAAAGTAAAAATAACAAAACTATGACAAAAGAACTACAATTATTTATCACAGGCGAGAATCAAAAGCTAAAAGATGAGAAGTGGGAGAGAGTAGAGAATATAATTTGCGGAATATTTTTGGTCGTAAGTATTCTATATTTTGGGTATTATTATTTAGTGTATTTATTAAAATGACAAACGAACAAAAGTCTGCAGACAACTTTAAAAGCCAAATAAGCGTAATTGAAGATAGTTTTAAAAACGGCTTATTAACCCAAGAAGAAAAAGAACGATTAGAAGGAGAAATTGAATTGTGCCAAGAATGCGAAAGAGAACACAAAGAGTCAATGAGTTGTACTGAAGCGGGGGCTATAAGACTGAATGTGTAGAAATTAACCTTATATATAACTGAATCGGCTCGCTCTTAATCTTACTTATAAGGTTAGAAAAGAGCCGAGCCAGTTATAAAACAAAAATGTCTCAATTAGAAATCTATAATGCAGAAATTGCTAAAGAAATTTCCAAAAAAGAAGTTGCAACAGCACTTTTAGAAACAACTTTTAAGGGTCTTGATATGTTAAAAATGCGTCAAGCATTGCTGGAAGGTATGATGCGAGGCTTTTCCTTCAAAGACTTCTTGGAAAAAAACATATACGCTATCCCATTTAAAAGTAGTAAAACAAATTCGGTGGGATATTCGCTGGTTACCTCAATAGACTACGCCCGAAAAATTGCTATGCGTTCGGGTCTTGCTGGAAAGTCAGAACCAAAGTATGTAGAAAAGGATAAGCAATTAGAAAGTTGCACTATAACCATTAAAAGAAATGTCGCAGGAGTAAGTGGGGATTACACAGCCACAGTTTATTTCAGAGAATATAGCACAGGTTATAACTTATGGGCTACCAAGCCATATACAATGCTGGCGAAGGTGGCGGAAGCTCACGCTTTGCGGTCTGCCTTTCCAGAAGAAATGGCAAAGGTTTATTTAGAAGAAGAATTACAAAAAGAAAATTCCGAAGTAGTGCAAGAAATAAACGCCGAAGAATGGGAGGCAAAGTTAAAGGCTTGTCAAAATATTGAAGAAGTAAAAAGCGTATGGGCTACGATGCCAGTACAAGCAAAGGAAAAGTTAAAGGTCTTAAAAGATGAGATAAAATTAACTTTTACCAAAAATGAAAATTCTAAAATTTGAAGACAAAACCGAGTGGATGTCCGCCCGGAGCGGGAAAATCACAGGTACAAGGCTTAAAGATATTATCAGCAAAAGAGGCGGAACTAAAAAAGCATTTTGGGAGTTAATAGCCGAACGAGTAGCCTTGCCAGCCGATGGCGAGAATGTAATGGACAGGGGCATAAGACTTGAAGAAGAAGCAATGGAACATTTTGAAAAAGAAACTGGCAAGAAAGTAGATAAAAGTTTAGTGCTGTGTGTAAGCGAAGAGAATGAGAATATAGCATACAGCCCCGATGGACTTATAGGGAAAACTGAGAGTATTGAGGTTAAGTGTTTGAACTCCGCCAGCCACATAGAAGCCCTGATAACCAACGAAGTCCCCAGCGAGTATTACTTCCAAACCCTCCAACCATTCATAGTAAATCCGAAATTAAATACCCTATACTTTATATTCTACGATCCACGCATACCAGCAAAGCCATTTTTCTTTTTCACTTTGAAAAGGGAAGACTTCAAAGAGGATATAAAACTATATCTTCAAGAGCAATTAGATGTATTAAAAAAAGTGGAAAGCATAGTGCTGACCCTAACTAATTTTTAAAATTATGGAAAACAATCATATTTGCCAAGTTTGTAATGAAGAGCAAAGATTAGTACCCGCAGGAGTATCAAAAGCTGGAAAGTCTTACGATGCTTTCCGGGGATGTAAAAATTACTGCAAACCAGTCAAAGCACAATTTAAAACCTCGCCACAAGCACCACAAGGGCAGGGGGACGGCTTTCAGGTCATAGGCGAGAGTTTAGCAAGGATTGAATTGAAAATTGATGTATTGCTTGATAATGCGGGTTTGTCAAAAATTGCAGAAGTCAAAGAAAGTGAAATACCTGTAATAAACGAGGAACTTCAAAGAAGTTCAGAAGAAAATTTAACTCCAATTTCAGAAATACCCTTTTAATATGGAAAATCAAAGAACCAAATTACAAAATAATTCACTGCACCGCTATTGCCGAGAAGTAGCCGCCCAACTTTCAGAGGCTGGGATTGATATGAAACTTTTATTAGAACACTTTGAATTGGAAGTTACAGAACATTCAATTAAAGAGATTTTCCGCCAGATAGGAAAGCAGAAATTCGGAAAAGCCCACACCTCTAATTTTACAACAAAGGAAATGCAGACCGCTTATGAAGAAGTAAATCGGGGAACGAGCTTGAAAGGTGTAAGTGTTGCGTGGCCGAGTGAGGACGAAATATACTACCAACAAAACTATGGGAAAACAGGCAATTATAAATAAAAAACACTACCTTATTGGAAAGCAGAAGTTGGAAGAAGCTGGAAAAACGAAATGCGAAAATTGTAATGGGACTTGGTTTTTGACAATCGCCCACAGAAAACGCAGGATCAACTATCTTAAATGGCAAGAAGGGTTAAGCGACTACAATCAGATATTAACACTATGAATCAAGTGCCACGATTACCTTGATAGCAAACCAAAACTTTTGGAAGATTTATTTTTAAAGTTGCGTCGGATAATATTAAGTAATGAATAAACGATATGAAACAGAACACGTCAGGAAATTTAATATATGAAATGATACCAAATTGTCACTGTGGACTTACTAGTGGATGTGAGAATTGTAACCCAACTTCCTTAAAATATATCGGGGTACCGTTCTTTCAAAAAATTAATAAAGAGAAATGGACAACACCTTTAACCCCCCCAGAGATAACATTAACAAGTAACTAAATAAATAATATGAAAATAACCAAAAAAGACGACATAATAGAATTGGATAGTGCGGAAGTATCACTTCTTTTAGAGGCGGTGAAAAAACAAATCGAAAGAGTTAAAGAAGAGAAATTTTATAGAAATGAGCATCCAGATTCATTCTATGAAATTTATCTTGAACGATATTGGAACCTTGTAAAGAAATTTGATAGGAAAATACCTTACGCTATTTTTATCAAAATGCCAAAGTTTTAATCTTTATGGCAAAATCACAAGTTCAATTCACTAAAGACAATGAGTATTACACGCCAAAAGCGTTTGTAGATAGGTTTGGTGTGTTTGATTATGACCCAGCAACCACGAAAGAAAAAGCAGAGGAATTTGGAATACCAAACTATGACACCAGTGAAAGCGATGGGTTAGCCCAAGACTGGACAAAATATAAGCGGATTTGGATAAATCCGCCCTTTACCAGAAAGCACGAGTTTATCGCGAAAGCGTGGGAAACTTACTTAAAAGCCAAAAATGAAATTTATATTCTGTTCCCGATTGAGTTCCTTACAACCGCCCGTTTTCACAATTCCGTAGGGGGGGGCAAGCTATATATACCGAATGGTAGAATATGTTTTGAAAGCGGTTTAGGGAAAAAAGGAAGGTCGCCAGCGTTCGGCAGTACGGTATTAAAATTACAAGACGATTGGGAAATAGAGTTAATAGAAAAGTAGCCCCCCCAGAGATAACATTAACAAGTAATAAATAAAGATATGAAAAAAGACCATCAATTCAATTTAGAAGAATTAAAAAAGATAACAGCTTTGCTCCAAACGGATAAAATAATAGAAATAATGGTAGATGCTGGCATTGTTAAAGAAACAGATTTAATTACTATCGAAGACGATGGTCTCAAGAAGACTTCAGAAATAATGCAAAAGTGCAGGGATACGTTTAAGTTATATTCTTGCTATTCAGACGAACAATTAGATAAGTATTTTCCACCAGTAAAATCAAAAAGGAAGTTCAAAAATGTCCGAGAAGCAGACGAAGAAAATGCTAATAAGTCGGCTGATGATTTAAAACAATCAGACCAAATAACTTTAAAAGAACGGCTTTTAATGGAACTTTTATACTTTAAAAAGACAGGTAATCACTTGGATATAAAAAATTGGACATTATGCGCGGGCTCGCGCAATTCGGACGGCCGCGTCCCGCGCGTGCATTGGCGCTCTGGCTACCGCGAGGTCTATGTCGACTGGTGCTACCCTGACCTTCACCATGTCTATCTGCGTGCTCGTTCCGCAGTTAATTAATAAATTGCCGAAACATAAGATGGAAGAAGAATTATGAATAAAGAAAAACAATTTAATTTAGAATCTGACCCCCAACTTACAAGATTAGCCGCTAACTTTTTCCAGTCAAAGACACAGGGTGAATACTCCGCCAATGATGTATGGGTAAATATTATTATAGAATTAATATGAAAACCATCCAATTAATTAATCCTCCAACAAACTAAGGAGAGCAGTTGACAGGTATAAAGTAAAAGGTTTATAATAAGGTATATGCAAAAGAGGTTGCAACAATTTAAACATAATTTACAGGGCACTTTTTGTGTCTTTTTTTGTAAATGAAAGTTTATTTAAGAAATAAGGAGGGATTTTCCGAAGAGGCAAGGAAATTTTATGAATCTAATTTTACTATTACTAATGAGAATGAGGCAGATATTATCGTGGCTAATGATTTCCTTGAGGCAGATTATCCAGATAAAATAGTTGCAAGGAATTCTACAGCCGAAGATGGGATTGTGGCAAAGGAGATTGTGAGTTTGAGAGGAGAAGACCTGAGTGATTTAAAGGGTGTAAGTGAGCTAACTTGGGCAATGATAGTTTATTGCTTAAGAGTTTTTAAAGGTGAAGAAGCAAGAGGTAAAACTTTGGGTATTATAGGAGGGAATGGAAGAATTGCTAAACATTTAATAGAGATAGCAGAGTTTTTAGGAGTAAATGTTATTACCTATGACAAAAATGATTAACAAGGGTTACTTTGGAGGATTAAAAATTGGGGGTTAGAAAAGTCATTAAGTATCTATGCCTAGAAAAGTATCTTTAGAAGAGCTATTAAAAGAATCTGATATTGTTGCTTTGAGTATAACTGCAAGTGAAGATAATAGAGGATTTATGGATAAGAAAAAGTTTGATACGATGAAGAAGGGTACTATATTTTTAAACCCTGCCCGCGACTGGCTGATGAATACAGGGGACTTCTATGATGCGTTAGAGAACCGTTTGGCGGGTGCTTGGGTGGACTTTTCCATGCCCTTTGCGGAAAACTTGGTAACGACGCCGCATCTTGGAGGATTCCCAAACCGAGCAAAGACCGAGTTAATAATCGCAAAGAAATTACTTAAGTTAAAAACAGCACTACATGATTTCACCAAAAGCAATAGAGGCACTAAGTAGATTGAGAGTATTTGGTGGCGACTTGTCTTTTAGAGAGTTGTTGAAAAGTATGGATTCTCCTTTACCTACAAAAGGCTTTAATAAAGAGGTTCTTGAAAAAGCCGAAGAAGATTTAAAAAAAGAATTAAATGATAGAAACTCAAAAGCCTAAAAAATACTTTGTAATTCCCCAGAAAATACTCTTTTACCAGAGGAACGATGAGAAACTGCAACAGGAGCAGAATAAGCTGATTTATAGGAATACGGCGATAACGATTGTAATTGGTCTATTGGCAATTTTAGCGCAAGTGGGCGAAATATTAGTATCTTACTTTAAGGGATGAATATCTGTAGTTTCATACCAGCGAGGCAGGGATCAAAGTCAATTCCCAATAAGAATATCAAAGAATTAGAGGGGAAGCCACTCTTAGCTTGGAGTGTGGGGGCTTCTTTAAAGTGCGGATTAAGAACTATTGTGAATACAGATAATGAGAGTTATGCGCAAATAGCAAGGGGATATGGCGCGGAAACACAGTTAAGACCTGCACGATTAGGTGGAGATGATACTTCAATGCTTGAATTGCTTAAAAGTGAGATACCTAAAACAGGAGCAGATATAGTAGTATTATTGCAACCTACATCACCTTTCAGAAAGAAACTGCATATTAAATTGGCTCTGCAATATCTTCAACAAAACGATGAATATGACTCAGTGGTAGTAGTGGAGAAAGTGCCAGAAAAGTACAACCCGTATCAATTCTTTATTAAAACAGAGTCTGGGAACAAAGTTTTATTTAGAAAGTTAGCAGGTTGGAAAGAGAAGTTGGTTAGTTATTTTACGAGCAAGAAGTATATTCTGGGCGAGTTTCCTATAGGACAGAGGATTACGAGGAGGCAGGATATTCAAGCCTGGATGCCAGATGGCTCTCTTTATGTTTTTCGAAGTAGGAATTTGAAAGGAAATAGTTTTTATGGTGAAAATGTACTTTTGATTGAGTCAGAAGGGAATATAAATATAAATTCTGAGGAAGAGTGGTTAGAAGCAGAAAACTACCTGAAAAGTAAATATAATCAGTATAACCAAAGCATTTTATCTCCCGAAGGACATAAAGAATATATAGAAAAAGTAGATAAAACTCACAATAAGATTATTGAATCAACTAAACAAAAACTAAATGCAGAAATTAGATGAGTAAATTAGATCTGATCGCTGAAATTGGTAAGAATTTCATAGATAGTATTAAAAAGAAGGATTTTAATGAATGTTTAGGAGACGTTGAAAGGTTAGTTCACTGGGCAAAGTTGTCTAATGCAACAGTTGTTAAGTTTCAGTGCCATGTTTTAGAAGATGAAAGGAAGAAAAGAGACGAATCAAGGTGGAGTTGGATTAGAATAAACGAAGAAGCAACTCCTGTAGAGTTTTGGCAAAGATTAAAAGGATTCTGTGATTGGCAGGGAGTTGAGATGCTGGTTACGCCAATGAGCAAAATGGCAGCCCAAAAGGTTAATGATTTAGTTAATCGGTGGAAAGTGTCTTCGGCTGATATAGTAGATATGGAACTTCTTGAATACCTTAAAAGCACAAAGAAGCCAATTATTTTATCAGTGGGAATGTCCACTCAACAACAAGTTTATGCGGCAGTAAAGTTTTTAAAAAAACAAATACAATTTATTAACTACTGCGTAAGTTTATATCCAACACCTATCTATAAAATAGATTTATCAAACATTTTAAAGTTAAAAGAAAAGTATGGTCTTCCTGTAGGGTTTTCTGACCATTCGTTAAGTATAGAGGTACCAGCTTTAGCCGTAAGAATGGGTGCATGTGCAGTTGAGAAACACTTTACATTAGATAGGAATGCTTTCGGGCCGGATCATAAGATTTCCCTTTTACCAGATGAATTCAAGAAAATGGTTGAGTTGTGTAAATTAGCAGAAACAGAAGGAGAAAGTTTTGAAAGTGAAAAAGAACAGTGGAAAACATTTAGAATTAATATATAATAAATATGGACTTCACAAACGAAGAATTACAAAACATTTTAGTGCTTATAAACAACGCTCCTATAACAGGAATGCAAGCGGAAACAGTTGTTTTGTTAAAGCAGAAGGTCAGCAAAATATTGGCTTCGCAAAAAGAAGATATAAAAGAACCTAACAAAGAGAAGTAATAAATGCCATTTTCACTTAAAAAAGACCCTTCCCGTTTCTTAATTTTAGCTACTGGTGAAGGGTGGCAGCTATCACCCACCCAATCCAATGCAATGATTTATTGCTTGAATGACTATACTTCCATAGAAAAATATGGAGTACAACCAGATGTGCTTTTTATGTTGGATATTCTTGACGAAAAACCACAAGTGGTATCAGGACAAACTCCATTGGGAGAATTAGTTCAAAGAATAAACCAAATGCGAGTGCCATTTGTCGGGCCATACAAGTATGAGGAAATACCACTATCAGAGGCATTTCCATTAGAAGAATGTATGAAAGAATTTGGGTTAGCTTATTTTACCAACACTATTTGTTATATGATTGTCTATGCCTTACTAAAAGGTGCTAAGGAAATTGAACTTTTTGGGGTTAATCAGGCAGGGTCGCACGAGTATACGGAGGAGCGAGGCGGTGTGGAATTTTGGTTGGGAGTAGCCATTGGAAAGGGAGTTAAAGTAACTATTAATGGCAAAGACAGTCAAGTGTTAAGATACAAGGGACGCTATGGTAATAATATCCTTTATGGGTATTTGCAGACATACGAAGAAGTGCTTGAAGCTAAAAAAAGATTCGGAGAGCCAATTGTAAGAAAGTTATTTGCTCCTAAAAAACCATACTCAAGAGTAATAAGAAAATTTTATGATACTGGAAAACAACTATGAACAACTTAACACTACAAAGTCTCTTTAGGTATTTTCAGTCTCACCCTGAATCATCATGGTTGATGGAGTACCCAAACTGTGTCAAACTTTATGAGTTTATTGTTAAACACCCTATTAAAAGGGTACTCGACCTAGGCACTGGGATAGGGTTAAGTAGTGCAGTGGTAGGCTTGGCTTTTAAAGACAAAGGCGATAAAGACTTTAAAATAGATTCTGTGGAGCAATTTGACAAGTGTGTTAAGATAGCCAATGAGTTAATTCCCAAAGAACTGAAAGAAAACCTAACAATCCACAAGTCAGAAGCTGTGTTGTGGCAGGATGATAATGTGCCTTATCAGTATTTTTCAGTTTATAACACATTACCAGAGGGAGACTACGACTTGATAGTCAATGACGGCCCTTCTTTCTGGGAAGCAGATGGTAAAATGTTAGACTTCCCTAATGGAACTATTACTAAAATGCTTAAAGAGGGGAAACTAAAAAAAGAAGCATATATTGTCTTTGACGGAAGGATTACATCATTAAAACTACTCGAGAGGTACTATTCAGATAACTTTTGGATGTACCAACTAGCTCCAAAAGGAAGAGATTTTAATGTATTACAAGTGAAAGACGAAGTGCCAAAGTTTAGTGATTATATGTTAGAAGCCATGAAAGCTACTACATTTTTTAAAGATTATGCCAAAGATATTGTTTCCAAGCACGAACCAGTAAAATCAGAGTAGGACTTGATTGTTTTGATAAGAGGTGATAGTATGAAGGTATGAAACAATGTAATGTGTGTAAAAAGGAAATTAAAAATTGGAAAAAATACTGTTCAAGAAAATGTTACTATACAACGGTTTCGGCAAAAACAAGGGGTGAAAAGAATGCAATGTGGATGGGTGGGTCAGTAGAAAGAAGTTGTAGGGTATGTACGAAAACATTTTTTGTAAAACAAGGTATATTAAAAAGAAAGAATGGGGGAAGTTTTTGTTCTAATAAGTGCTTAGGAATATCACGGTCTGGGAGCAATAGCCCTCACTGGAGGGGAAATAATGTCGGTTATAATGGAATACATCATTGGATAAAGAAAAATTATGGAAAGTCTAATATGTGTGAAAATGAGTATTGTCCTAAAATAAGCCGAGGCTACCATTGGGCAAACATTTCTAATAAGTACTTAAGGGATAGAAAAGACTGGTTGCAATTATGTGTTTCGTGCCACAAAGTTTTTGACTGTAAAAAGTTAAGGTTTAAGGTAAAAAAATGAAGAGAATTTGTTTCCCTGCTACTAATCGCGTACACCTCGCTAGACAAAAGATTCTTTAAGGGAATTAGAAAAGGAATTCAAGGTAGATATTGTAGAATACCATTCTCCCTATAAAGGTATTTTAAATGCAACTGCTGCTACAGCAAACTATTTTAGAAAAGTTTTTGAAAACAATCACTATGATCTGGTAATTTGCAGGGGTGATAGATTTGAGATTCTACCAATCGCCGTTTTAAGTACATATCGTGGTTTATTGATAGCTCACTTAGAGGCAGGCGATTTGTCGGGTGCTTTAGACAATCGTGTTAGACACGCTATTACAGCATTATCAGATATACATTTTGCGACAAATAAAGAAAGCTATTCAAGGTTAATAGCAATGGGGACTAATCCTGACCAGACATTTAACTTTGGAAGTTTAGACGTAGAATATGCAAAAACTATTGAACTTTTACCAGATGGGCGATCTTATGTCGTAGTAATGCATCATCCAATGCCAGGCGAAGACCCCGCTTTAATTGAGAAGGTTGTAAGAGAGGAGTTTAAGGGTAAAATATATGTTATAAAATCAAATGCAGATAATGGTACTCCTTATGGAAAGGAGGAGTATAGCCCAGAAAACTATATTAGGTTAATTGGGGAGGCAAAGTGTTTAGTTGGCAATAGCTCTTCTTTCTTAAAAGAAGCAAGTATATTTGGAACTCCAGTGGTGAATATTGGAAGTAGGCAGGATAACAGACTAAAACCAGAGAATGTTAAGAGTGTGCCGTTTGATGAGTATCAGATTAGGCATACTTTCAGGATGCAACTTGAAGCAAAGTATAAACCGTCAAACATATACTGGCGAGAAGGTACATCACTTAAAATTGTAAACGAAATTAAAAGATTTCTAAGTGAATGACAGATATTACAACACAAGAAACAAGTAAAAACAAGACTAATCAAGTTGTACGCAATGAGAAAGGACAGGTTATTGAAGGGACACCAAATCCTAATGGCAGACCTAAATTAACAGAAGAAGAAAAAGCTATTAGAAGAGCTGAAAAGGAAGCAGTTAAGAAGTATATTGCAGAATATGAAATGGGTTTAGCTGAAGCGTTGCCCGAGATAGAGCCTAAACTAATTGAATTAGCTATAAAAGGTAATATGACAGCTATTCGTGAGATACATGAGGTAGTAGGTGCTCACAAGAACAAAGGAGGGAATACTATTGTGCCGATACAAATTAATTTTAATGATGGTGATTTACAATGAAAATTATAAAATATAAACCCTCCATCGGGGAAATTATTAATAAATGGAAGCAAAAGATATTATTTAAGTTAAGTCCGAAGATTTATGTTGGGAAAAATGAAAAGTATAAGACGATTGCAGAGGCTCTTGATAATGTAAAACAAAAAAATACTTATATTGTTTTGAAAGATGAATGAAATATCAAGCCTACATAGAAAGATA